GGTGATAAGTGGTGGGTGGGGCATACCCCTTTTTGGAAAGTAGCCTACCCCCTGTTTGTGTACAGATATATCTCACGGTCGATTTTTCGACCATGGTATCCAAAAATGTCTATCGTCTCACAGCGGAAAATACCGCCATGAACATAAAGAGGTATGTCCGAATTATTCGGAGACACCAGAAATCAATATAATAAGCTTGAACCGAAGTATTCGGCTGAAGCAATTGGTAATAAATCTCAACTTGTTTTAATCATCCGACAATTATGGCGAGTGAGTTTCTAGAGCCTCCGAATAATTCGGAAGGTCTACAAACACAAAAATAAAAAAGGAGAAATATAACAACTAAGCATCATCTGGACAAAATGGAAACCACAATATTATGGTGTCCTACAAATAAAAATCCGAGGTCATTACTAATGACTTTGAACAATCAAACCAAAAAGGAAGGTGATACCAATTAACTTAAAAATAGATAAAAATATGTTTAATGAAGTATATTTACCATATTTAACGGATTATTCCAACAGATACAATGTATTTTATGGGGGGAGATCATCTGGTAAAAGTTACTTTATCATTGACAGATTAATAATCAAGGCATTGTCCAGCAAAAGAAAAATGTTATTCATGATGAAACAAGATAATCGTGTTGAAGATACTGTTTGGAGAATGTTATTAGATACACTTGTAAAATTTAAACTTTATGACGAAATTAGCAAGAAAAAGGGTATCAATAAATCTAATCATACAGTTACCTTTACGAATGGTAGTTGGATAAAATGCGTTGGTTTACAAGAACCAGAACGTATAAAAGGCTATGTAAATATTGATACAGTTTGGATGGAAGAATGTACCAATTTTACAGCAGAAGATGTTGAATTGGTAGATGGTACTATCAGAGGGAAAGCAAAGGACAAAGAAATCTATTTCTCATTCAATCCTGTAAGTAAACAAAACTGGGTATATAAATATTTTGGCTTTGATACTGGTATTGTGCCAGAGGATACCTTTATTTTAAAGACAACATATAAAGATAACAAGTGGTGTGATGATTCCACAATCAAGAGATTACAACGATTAAAAGAACGCAATCCATCACGATATAAAATTGAAGCAGAAGGTGATTTTGCCACATTAGATAAGTTGGTTATCCCACATTACAAAGTAGATTATTTTGATTGGCAAGAAAAGTTAACTGAAGATAATGGAGATAGACGTTTTCTTGCTTTGGGCGGTGACTTTGGTTTTCAAGATCCCACGGCACTAATTTGTAGTGTTGTTGATGATAAAAATAAGATACTTTATATTTTCGATGAACATTATCAAAGGGCAATGCTTAACCCAGATATTGCTAGAATGATTATGGCAAAAGGATTCCATAAAGAAAAAATATTCTTTGATTCTGCTGAACCTAAAAGTATTCAAGAGATTAAAAAACTTGGTATCACAAAAATTACACCTTGCAGAAAAGGAAAGGGAAGTATTGCCAATGGATTGAAGAAAATCCTAGAATATGAGATTATTGTCCATCCATCGTGCGTACATATGCAAGATGAATTTGATAACTACTGCTATAAAAAGGATAAACAAACAGGAGAATATACAAGTGAACCTTTAGATAATGGCTGGTGTCATTTGGTAGATGCGTTACGTTATAGTCTACAAATTGTCAAAAAGAAAGCCAACATACTAACCGTACGATTATAAAAAGGAAGGTGAACAATGTACCAGATAGATAAAAATGAAAGTTTAACAATGGAAAAAATAGAAAAATATATTGATGATTACAAATATCGTCATTTGCCTAGATTACTAAAAAATAAGCGGTACTATGATTGTAAAAATGATGCGATTATGAATAGAAATTTTACTGATCCGACAAAACCAAACGCAAAAATTGCTACTCCGTGGAGTAAATACATTACAACTTTGATTGCTGGATACTTTACTGGTAAAAGTATTACATACGACACACAGGACGCAGAACTGCAAAATATCATAGGAAAGTTTACCAACAAAGAGATAGCACATAATCAATCGGTGGAAAAAGACACTTCTATTTATGGTATCGGAGCAGAATTATTATTTGTGAATGAGAATAAAGAAATACAATTTGAGAAAATAAATCCGACTACAATTATTCCAATTTACAGTACATCAATCACCAAAGAATTACTCTACTGTATCAGATTTTGGGACAATCGTGATATTTTGACAAACGATACCACAACAAACATTGAGGTGTATTCTGCAACAGATATTAGATACTATAAAAAATCCATGAGTGGTACTGTATTGACATTAACAGAACCCCATTATCTTGGACAAGTACCCATTAACATTTTTTACAATAATGAGGACAGCACAGGAGATGCAGAGGGCGTATTAGAGTTAATAAATGGGTACGATTTAGCATTATCGGACGATGCGAATACAAGGATGTTAATAAATGATTCATATTTAGTTTTTCGTAATACCAACTTGGAAACGGAAGATATTATTGCAATGAAACAGAATAGAATCATTAACATTGAGGACAGTCAGGAGGGTATGCAATCTAATGTTAGTTTCTTAAATAGAGATTTCAATGATATTCAGAGTGAAAACTACAAAAATAGACTTGCGGAAGATATTAAGAGATTTTCTTCAATATCAGATATTGAAACGGTGAAGTCGCATACCACTGCAACGAGTGCAAAGATCGGCTTGATGTCGCTCGAACAGATTTGTGCAGCCAAAGAGATTTATTTCCGTCAAGCGTTAATCAGACGATTAAATATTATTTGCAATTACTATAATTTACTTGGTGGCAATCTAATTACAGATGATGTAAAAATAACCTTCGTGAGAAATATCCCCGTGGATTTGTCACTCACAGGTGATTTTATATCAAAATTAAGCCCATTTGTAAGTAAGAGAACCTTATTATCACAGATTCCATTTGTAAATGATTTGGATACCGAAATCGCACAAATAGACAAAGAAAATAGTCTCGATGCTTATAATATCTTAGAAGGTGATTCTGATGGCGAGTAATCAATATTGGCAAGATAGAATGGAAAATGCACAATCATTAACTGAAAAGCAAGTCACACAAAAAATAAGAAAGTTGTACCAGAAAGCGAATAGTCGTATCAATAAAGAGGTAAATAATATCTGGATGCAGATGTTGGAAGATGGAGAAATCTCAACGACCAATCTATATAAGGCGAATAGATTTTCTAATTTGCAAAATATTTTACAAAAGGAATTATTTAATATTGGTGCGATGAATGAGAAATATCTATCATCCGCATTACTAGAGGTGGCTAAACAAGGATATTCAGATATGGATTCCTTTATAGTCAAACCTATTGACTTTACAATCGCAAATACGTCAAACGCACAGCAGATAGTCCACCAAAGTTACAAGGGGGCAATTTACAGTGAACGTATATGGGATAGCACAACAAAATTAAAAGGTATCATTGAAAACAAGGTGATTGATTCTACTGTCCTAGGTAAGGACGTTAGAAAAGTCAGTAAAGAGTTACAAAAGGTAATGGGTGCTGGATATAGCCAAAGTAAAAGGATATGCGTGACGGAAACATCACATATTTACAATGAGAGTTGTCGACAGAAAGCACAGGAAAATGGATATACTCATTATAAATTTTTGGCATATAAAGATGAAAGAACTTGTGAGGAATGTATGGCATTAGATGGAAAAATATTTCCTTTAGATGATACTGCACATATGCCACCCTTGCACCCCTTTTCACGCTCGGGGATAACGATTGTATTAAAAGAACTATAAAATGAAAGTCTATAATCGACTGTCGTTAAACTGTACTAAAATTTTAGTATGGTTTTTTATGTCTTGTTTTGGGGTTTAAGACAATAAACATAAAACGTCATGTAGCTATTACAGGGTGTTGCATTATTGCAATACGTTGACAAAAAAGGAGAAAATAAAATGGACGAAGATAAAAACATCGATGTAGAAACAGAAGTAACAGAAACACAGGAACAACCATCAACCAAAAATTATACACAATCTGAACTAGATGCAATTACTACTAAGATTTCCGAAACCATTTATAAGAGGGCTGAGAAGAAATATAAACAGCAGATTTCTTTAGCTGGTTTAGATGAAAAAGAAAGAGCGATTGCAGAAAAAGATAT